ATTGAAGCTGCAAAGAAGTCTATGTCTTCTTTTGCTTTCAGGACTGAGTTTATGGCTTCGTTTGAGGCTGCGTCTGGAGGCATTTTTAAAGAAGAGTGGATAAAGTTTGACGAGGAAGAGCCCAAGGATGGTCGCTTCTTTGTAGCAGTTGACCTAGCTGGCTTTGAGAATGTCGCATCCGCTACCACAGCAAAGAAGAAAAGGTTAGACCAGTCAGCGATAGCGATAGTCAAGATTACTGCTGAGGGTTGGTGGGTTGCAAATATAGAGTTTGGTAGATGGGACATTAAGCAGACCGCACAGAAAATATTTGATGTGGTCAGGGATTATGAGCCTGTTTGTGTGGGCATCGAAAGAGGCGCACTAAAGAATGCCGTTCTACCTTATCTGTCTGATCTTATGCGTAAGTATAACAGTTACTTCCGCATTGAAGACCTCACACACGGAAACAAGAAAAAGACAGACAGAATCACTTGGTCTTTACAAGGCAGACTAGAGCACGGAAAGATTACCTTCAATGAAGGTCCTTGGAATAGTGAAATAGTTGATGAACTAATGAACTTTCCTAATGCCCAGGTCCATGATGACTTAGTCGATGCCTTGAGTTACATAGACCAGATAGCAATAGCAGAATATACCTCAGACTATGAGGAAGACGATTACACACCAATGGATGCCGTTTCTGGCTACTAGGAGAAAGCATGGAAGAGCAAGAAAACGAGTTTAACGGTAAAGACGCAAAGATTACGGAATGGGTCTTATCTCGTTGCCTGATGTGGCGTAACCATCGGGATGAGAACTATCTTGAGGACTGGAAAGAGTATGAGCGTCTATGGCGTGGCCTATGGTCTGGTGAAGACCGTACCCGTGACTCTGAGCGTTCACAGATTGTAACCCCTGCCCTTCAGCAGGCAATCGAGTCCCACACCGCTGAGATCGAAGAGGCTATTTTTGGTCGTGGTGAGAAGTTCTTTGACATCATTGATGACCGCAACGATCAAGAGAAGATTGATGTAGAGCAAATTAAGAACCAGATGTATGAGGACTTTAAGCGCACTAAGGTTCGTAAGCAGGTATCTGATGTTGTGCTCATGGGCGCTATCTATGGCACTGGCATCGGTGAGATTACGATTGCAGAGAAGACTGAGCTAAGGCCAGCGATGCGCCCAATCGTGGAGATGGGTGTCTCTGCCATCGGTGTTGAGGAAGTAGCCCGCTTTATTGTTGGCCTAAAGCCAATCAATCCTAAGAACTTCTTAATTGATCCCACTGCCTCCAGCATTGAAGAGGCACTAGGCTGTGCGGTAGAAGAGTATGTGTCCCTGCATTCTGTAGTAGCAGGTATGGAGTCTGGTGTCTATGCCAAGATAGAGAACCTTGGACAGACCGCTGTAGACACTGACCTTGAGCCTGTACAGGAAGACATTGAGTATCAGCAAGACAAGGTTAAGCTGCTTCGCTACTATGGCTTGGTACCTAAGTACCTAATCGAGGCCAAGGACGGTGAAGAGGTAGTAGAACTCTTTGCTAAGAAGCAAGAAGAGTTTGGCACCGAAGCTGCTAGCTACACAGAGTTGGTAGAAGGCATCGTAGTTATCGCCAATGACCAGCACCTGCTTAAGGCTGAGTTAACTCCTTACATGATGGAAGACCGGCCTATCGTTGCCTTTCAGAATGATTCCATGCCTAACCGTTTCTGGGGTCGTGGTATCGCTGAGAAGGGCTACAATATGCAAAAGGCTATTGATGCTCAGATCCGTGCCCACTTAGACAGCCTAGCACTGACCACAGTACCGATGATGGGCATCGATGCTACAAGGTTGCCCCGTGGTGCCAAGTTTGAAGTAAGGCCAGGAAAGACCATCCTAACCAACGGCAATCCTTCGGAGATCCTTCAGCCATTTAAGTTTGGTAATACCGATCCCGGTAACCTACAGACCGCAGGTGAGTTTATGCGGATGATGCTGATGGCTACTGGTACGGTTGACTCCGCATCTCTACCGGCAGCTACCACAACAGATGGTGCTGGCATCAGTGCTGGCCTCTCAGCAATTATCAAGAAGAATAAGCGTACCTTGGTTAACTTCCAAGAGCAGTTCCTTATTCCTTTTGTGACCAAGGCTGCCTATCGGTTTATGCAGTTTGATCCAGAGAACTATCCTGCACAGGACTTTAAGTTTGTGCCTTCTAGCAATCTAGGCATCATTGCCCGTGAGTATGAGCAGATGCAGTTTATGAATCTTCTCAAGACCCTTGGACCAGATAGCCCAATTGTCCCGATGGTGATGATGTCGATTATTGAGAACAGCGGTCTAAACAATCGTGAGCAGTTGATTGCACAGATGCAACAGATGATGCAGCCTAACCCAGAGCAACAGCAGTTGCAACAGGCCTCACAGCAGATTCAGTTGCAGGGTGCTCAGGCTATCGTAGCTAAGACCACCGCAGAGGCCCAGAGAGAGGCAGCAGAGGCTCAGAAGGTCTTGGTTGAGACCCAGCTATTGCCAGAGGAAATGAGAGCCAAGGTGATTGCCTCTGTGTCTCGTAACCTGCCTGACGAAGATAATGCGGCTAACAGAGAGTTTGACCGCCGAATCAAGGTAGCAGAACTGATGCTCAAGGAAAAAGAGATGGAAAATGACCTAAAAGTGGTCGAACTCCAGACCGGCGTAAAAATGGGTAAGGTTCAGGATATTATGAAAAAGCAAGACGATCAACTTAAACAAGCCGCTATGGGGGTAGAATGAAATTTCGTGAAATAACATCTGCTGATGCCTCTGTAGAGGCTAAGATTGAGGCACTAGGCATAGTCCTTGATAAGCTATTTAGCAAGATCGAGGTCAAAGTTGACACTGTTTCCAAGGAAATTGGCCCTCAAGGCCCCAAAGGAGACAAGGGAGACCGTGGCCCTGCTGGTCCAGAAGGCACTATGGGACCTATGGGACTGCGTGGTAAGGACGGAGAAGCCGGTAAAGACGGCCCTGCCGGCCCTACAGGCACCTCTGTAGCCGATGCTAGGATTGATTTTGATGGCTCCCTAGTCATTGTGCTCTCAGACGGCACTGAAATCGATGCAGGCACGGTTGTAACCCCCGATATGGCAGAAAAATTGTCTGTATTCACCTCCAAAGGTGGATCAATCCAGTTTAGTGCCTACACAAACACCCCGCTGACCATCGCAGGCTTTGTAGAAATAGCCGATGCTAACGGTATTACCAGAAAATTAGCAGTTGTAGCATAAAAATGCTTGACAAATTCATTATTTTGTGGTAGAATAACAATAATGTTACCAGAATTACAGCAGTACTACGAAGACAGGCTTTTTATGATGACCACCCCAGCGTGGACACAACTCATAGAAGACCTAATAGAGATGCGTACCCAGTACGAGAACATCCGAAACTGCGATGCAGTGACCCTAGAGTTTAGAAAAGGACAGGTAGACATTTTAGACTACATCATTGGTCTAAAAGACTTGTCCGAACAAACCTACGAGGAACTGCAAAATGGCGAAAAGAATATTTGAATTCCGCTGTGCCAAAGGGCACGTAAGCGATAAGTATGTTGATGAGTCTGTAACTGTCATACAGTGTCCGCACTGTACAAATGACGCTAGCAGGATCATCTCAACTCCTAGAATCTCTTTAGATGGGTGCTCAGGGCACTTTCCATCTGCAAGTAGGGCCTGGGAGAAGCGGCGAGAGTCGCATATAAAGTACGAACGTAAAGTTGGTATTTCAGAGGGATAAGAGAACCCCCTCAAATGTAATAAGTGTTCTTTCTTAATGCTGTTAAAGCACGGGAGACAATAGATGGCTAGTTTTATTGAAGAAGGTATTGATGAACAACCAACCGATGAAGTGATTTCAGAACTTGGTGCAGATACGGCTCAGGAATTAAAAGAAGTTTTACAACCAGAGCCAGGGTCACAATCAGATGTAGAAGGAATGCTCCCTGAGAAGTACAAGGGTAAGAGCGTCAAAGAGATTGTGAATATGCACATGGAGGCCGAGAAGTTAATTGGCAGACAAGGTAGTGAAGTCGGTGAACTTCGTAAGGTTGTAGATGATTTCATTAAAGCCCAAACTACAACAAAACAGCAACTGCAAGACGAATCTACCGAAGAAGTTGATTTCTTCGCTGATCCTAAACGTGCGGTAGAGAAGGCGATTGAAAACCATCCTAAGATTAGAGAAGCTGAAAAACTCTCATCTGAGATGGCAGCGGCAAAGGCGTTTAACGAACTAAAGACACGGCATCCTGACTTCCAAGAAGTTGTTGCCGATCCTGCATTCCAGAATTGGGTTGCAGCCTCCAAAGTGAGGGCAGAGTTGTTTGTTCGTGCAGACCGTTCTTTTGACTATGATGCTGGTGATGAGTTGTTATCTACATGGAAAGAGCGTAGACAAGCAGCACAGCAGACAGTATCTGGTGAGAAGCAGGTCCGAAGCCAAGCCATCAAGGCAGCTACTACCACAGTGTCATCGGGCAGTGATGAAGCACCTTCTAAGAAGATTTATCGCCGTGCAGACATTATTAAACTCATGCAAACTGATCCTGACAAGTATGACAGTATGCAGCCAGAAATTATGGCAGCTTACTCAGAAGGTCGGGTGAGGTAAACTTAACAATATTAACAAAGGAAATTTATTATGCCATTAGGTTCAGGTCACGTTATCCAAACAAACGTCAACACCGCAGGTTTTATTCCTGAGGTATGGTCTGACGAAATCATTGCTGCTTACAAAAAGAATCTCGTAGCAGCAAATCTGTTTAAAAAGATGAACATGAAAGGTCGTAAGGGAGATGTTGTTCACTTCCCATCGCCTGATCGTAAATCTGCTGCAATCAAGAGTGCAAACTCGCAAGTTACTGTCAACGCCGAGAGTGGTACGGAAAAGACTGTAACGATCAACAACCATTATGAGTACAGCCGCTTGATCGAAGACTTTGCTGAAGTTCAGGCTCTGTCCTCACTGCGCCGCTTCTACACAGAAGACGCTGGCTATGCTCTGGCTACCCAGATTGACACATCACTGGTTCAGTTAGGCCGTGGTGCTCAGACGGGCGCTGGTACTGCTGCTTATGACGATGGCTATATCGGTGGTGACGGCAACACGAAGTACGTTGCAGCCAGCAACAACGAGAGTGCATTGACTGACGCAGGTGTTCGCCGTGCAATTCAGCGTCTTGATGACCAGGACGTTCCGATGGATGGTCGTTTTATGATTGTTCCTCCAGTTGCTCGTAATACTCTGATGGGCATTGCTCGCTTTACTGAGCAGGCTTTTGTTGGTGACGGCGCTTCTATCCGCAACGGTCAAATCGGTGACGTTTATGGCGTTAAAGTGTTTGTTTCTAACAACGCTGATACGACCAACGGCTCCAACGCTGCCCGTGTTTGCTTGCTTGCACACCCAGAGGCATTTGTTCTGGTTGAGCAGCTTGGCATCCGTGTTCAGACTCAGTACAAACAAGAGTACCTTGGTACCCTGTTGACTGCTGATACACTCTACGGTGTTGGCGAGTTGCGTGATACCTCCGCTGTGGCTTTGGTTATCCCCGCCTAATCGGGAATGACTAACGGGGCTGGCTCATAAGGCTGGCCCCACCACTAACTATAGGAGATTATTATGGCTGTTTCTCAAGGTCGTTCCCAGTTTCAGGGTTTGTTCTCTGAGATGTGGGCAGTTTCAGAAACCGTTGACTTCGGTAACGCTGCTACTGGATCTGGTACATTTGCATCTGTTGATGTAACAGTTCCTGGTGTTGCTCTTGGCGATATCGTTATGGGTATCTCTGCTGGCGTAGACACTGTAGACACCGTTATCGGTGGTGCAGTAACTGCTGCTAACACAGTTACTCTGACTGTTCTAAACAACACTGCTGCTGCAGTAAATCTGGCTTCTACAACTCTGAAGTTTGTTGTAGTTCGTCCAGCATTCTAAACCTTACGGTTTTGCCCCCACAAGGGGCTTTTCTTTAGTGCTCTAGCAAGAACATTAAAGAAAAGACGAATAGGAGTACTAATGATACCCCGTACTTACCCTAGTACGTTTCAGGCAGTTACTGGACAACAGCAGATGGTTGTCTTTGTCTTGCCAAGCATCGCTGGATTAACAGCTTGGATTGACTACATTCCTGTTAAACAACCAGCAATAATCACTTCTTATAATACTTACGATAACGATAGCGCACTGCTTGTCGATGTTTTGGCAAGTACAACAGGTAAAGAGTCTTGGATAGACTATATTCCTGTTTATGTAGATGCTGCCTACACAACACCTTGGACAACTGACGCTGGTGGTTTTATTCCTTGTTATCCAATTGGTGCTGCCGCTGTAGATAATCTCTTGCTAGAAAATGGAGATGCTATTCTCCTAGAGTCTGGCGATCTAATACTTCTGGAGTAATAAATGGCCGATACCAAAATATCCGCACTAACCACATTAGTCGCTGGCGACATACAACATACTTCTGATGTTGTTGCAATTGTTGACACCAGTGTTACTACTACTAAAAAGGCTACTGCTCAGGCAGTAGTTAACGCTGTACTTGCTCAGAATACCGATACAACGGTTACTGGCACCATCAACCAGACTACAATCCCAACCAGCAAGACCCTATTAGTATCTACCGATATTGGTTCTACTGTCCAGGGCTATGATGCTACAACACTAAAATCAGCAAACATTGGCGTTACCGTACAGGGCTATGATGCCCAATTAGCTGATGTGGCTGGTTTGGCTGTTACTGATGGTAACTTCATTGTTGGTAACGGTACTAATTTTGTAGCAGAATCAGGAGCCACTGCTCGTACAAGTCTTGGGTTAGGTACTGGAGATAGCCCTGAATTTACAGCAGTAAATATTGGCAGTGCCACTGACACAACAATTACAAGATCATCGGCTGGAGTAATTGCTGTTGAGGGAAGCAATGTCTTAATGGCCTCCAACATTGGAACGACTGTTCAAGGCTATGATGCTGACACTGCTAAATTAGATGTTGCACAAACTTTTACAGCAGCTCAAACTTTTAATAACCCTACCGTTTTCTCGGCAGGCACAGCATCACTACCATCCATCACCTTCACAGGCGATACCAACACAGGTGTCTTCTCCCCTGCTGCTGACACCATAGCCTTTGCAGAAGGTGGTGTAGAGGCTGCAAGGTTTGATAGCGCAGGAAATTTCGGCTTGGGGGTTACTCCAAGTGCTTGGAGTACAGCATCATCTACAAGAGCAATGCAATTGCCCGGTGGTGGAACTATATGGAGTCAAAACTTTTCAGGTAACAACCCATCAATTCAAGTTGCTTGCAACGCATATCTAGATTCTGTTGGGTATAAATACTTTCAAACAGCAGAGGCGAGTCAATATCAACAAAACGCTGGTACTCACGTTTGGCAAACAGCAGCCTCTGGCACAGCAGGTAACGCCATATCTTTCACCCAAGCAATGACGCTTGATGCTAGTGGGAATTTGGGGATTGGGGTTACGCCGAGTGCTTGGAGCGCAATCAAACCCGTGCAAACGGGGTTGGCAGCTTCCTTCAGTGGCGGCTCTGCATTTAACGATGCCTTCATCGCGTCCAATGCTTATTACGACGGGACTAATTGGCGCTATATCAACACTAACACCGCTTATTACAACAGTGTAGGTGGTGATGCAGCGGCTCGTTGGTACACGGCTGCATCCGGCACCGCAGGTAACACCATTACCTTTTCCGAACGTATGCGTATCGACTCCAGCGGTAACTTGCTGGTGGGTATAACATCTGCTAGGTCAAATGCTGGAGATGTACAAGTATCTAAAGGTATTTCATTTCCTGCTACACAGTCTGCACAGTCTGACGCAAACACGCTAGATGATTATGAAGAAGGGACATTTACGCCAACAGTATCTGCCGCCTCGGTCACATACGCCGCGAATGGACAAATTGGCAAATACACAAAAATTGGCAATGTTGTTTATATTCATATTTATGTAGAAATTGCAACAATAACAACAAATTCAAGCAATAATTTAATTAACGGGCTTCCATTTGCTTCAATTGCAGGTATATATCCAAAACTTGCAACAATGTGGAATGGTTTTGATTTTGGTGGAACTGTTGGAGTTTGCCAAGTTACGACAGATTCAACCGTTATATCCGCTGGTGGCTGCACTAATAATGCTGCATTTGTGGATAGTTTTGCAAGTGGATTTGCTGCCGGAGATTGGATTTCGGTAACAGGTCATTACTATGTTTAATTATATTTAAGCTAAAACAGTTTAACTTAACACAAAGGAACCACCATGTCACTCACCAAATCAACCACCATTGACCAAATCACAGTCACCGAGAACGGAATCGTTCTATACCGTGAAGCTACCCGCATCATGGAAGATGGCAACGAACTGAGCAAGACCTATCACCGTTCAAGCCTGACACCGGGACAAGACCTAGCGGGTCAGCCAGCCAATGTCGTTGCTATCTGTAACACGGCATGGACACCTGCTGTGATTGCGGCATATCAGGCGCAGATGGCGGCTAACCGCATTGTAGGCTAAGTAATGTCATCAATAGACCAAGTCAAAGGCCAACTTGACACCCACGAGGCGGTCTGTGCTGAACGCTATGCAGGCATCAATGCTAGACTAAAGAGACTAGAACAGATCCTGCTTGGGACTACTGGTTTCATTGTAATTCTATTACTCAGCTTAGTTCTTAAGTAGGTTAATATGAGCAGAAAAGTCTCCGCTGTTGCTGCCAGAACTAACGCTACTAAGGTAACTTTATTAACAGTACCTACCAAGAATACTGGTCTTTGGACAACAATGTATGTTATTAGCACTGCCGGTACAGAGACCCCTAAAGTGTTTTGGTATGATGCGTCTACTAATACTGAATACTTTGTTGTTGGTGGTAAAAACTTAGGTGTGGGTGAGTATGTTTTATTAGCAGATAAAGAAGTAGTACTACAAGCTGGTGATGAAATTAGGATTCAAAACGCAGGAAGCAATTCTGTAACCTACATAGCAACAGTCGAGTTTATCCCTGAAAC